GGCGGCTGTCGCGCGTGCGGAGTCGGCGCTGGCCTCGGCGCGCGAGGCGTCGGCGGCCGCGAACAGGAAGGCCGACCAGGCATCGGCTGATCACGCGGACGCGCTGAAGAAGGAGAAGGTCGCGTCTGACAGCGCTCGCGTGGCGACCGAGGCCCTGGACCAGCGCATCGTGAAGTCCCCCACCGGGTGGGAACGCTTCACGACGTCGCTGAAGAGCTGGGTTCGTGAGGCAGACAATGTCGAGCGCGAGGCCCGCGAGGTTGACTCCTCGCTTGGGCGTGTCGGCTCGGGCGTCTCGTCACTCGCGGGGTTCGTTACGTCGGCGCTAGGCCCGCTCGCGCTCCTGGGCGCGGCCGTCGGCATCGGTGGTTTCGCGTCCGAAGCGATCGAGGCATCCGACGCAACAAATAAATTCGCGGATACCCTGCGGTTCGCAGGAATTGACGATTCCAAGATCAAGGAGCTGGGCGCGGCTGCCCAGGAGTACGCGGACCGCACGGTCTATGACCTTGCGGATATTCAGGGCATCACGAGCCAGCTCGCGGCCAACGGCGTGGACGGCTTCGACCGTCTTGCCGAAGCCGCAGGAAACCTTAACGCGGTTTCCGGCGGCACGAAAGACACGTACAAGAGCATCGGCCTGGCCATTGTACAGGTCAATGGCGCTGGCAAGCTCCAGACGCAAGACTGGAATCAAATCGCAAACGCGATTCCAGGCGCGTCTGGCAAAATCCAGAAGGCGCTCGCGGACATGGGGGCCTACACGGGGAATTTCCGTGAGGCTCTCGCGCAGGGGCAGATCTCCGCGGAGGAGTTCAACCAGGCGATTCTGCAGCTCGGTTTTGATGACGTCGCGGTCGCGGCGGCATCGGATGTGTCTCGTATCGAGAACGCCGCAGGGAATTTACAAGCCACAATTGTCGGCGGTTTCAAGGACATGATCGACGCGGCCAAGCCCCAGCTGACCGCGTTCATGACGTGGCTCTCCGATACGCTCGGCGCTGGCTTCGAGTGGATTAAGTCGACGGCGGTGCCGTCGATTCAGGGGATCTGGGATGTCCTCGCCAACGGGAACTTTTCCGGTCCGGTCTTCGGCCTCGAGGAGGACAGCGGTCTCGTTGACTTCTTGTTTAACCTGCGCGACGCTGGCATGGCCGCGTGGGAGGCACTGAAGTCGGGGTGGGATGCGGCAACGAACCTCGCGGCCGCGTTCGCTCCGCTCGCTAAGAGCGTGTGGGACATGGTCACGGCCTTCGGCGGTGACGGCCCGTCGGTGATCCAGCAGACTGCGGACGCGCTCAAGAGCGTGTTCGACTGGGTCTCGGCGAACACGGATATTGTCGCGCCGCTCATTGTGGCGGTGACCACCGGAACGGCGGCGTTCAAGGGCATGAGCGCCGCCCTGGGTGCCGTGAACGCTGTGAAGGCCGCGGGCGGCCTGCTGCAGTTTGTCAAGGCGACGAACCTTGCGAAGGGCGCGCAGGCGGCTTTCAACGTCGTGATGAATTTGAACCCCATTGGGCTGATCGTCACTGCGATTGCCGCGCTCGTCGCGGGCCTCGTCTACTTCTTCACCCAGACGGAGACAGGCCGCAAGGCGTGGGCTGCGATCACCGATGCTTTCTACAGTTTTGTGGACTGGATTGGGTCGGCGTGGACGTCCACGATGGAGTCAATCTCCTCGTGGTGGACGGGCACTTGGGACGGAGTCTCAGGCTTCTTCTCGACATACGTCGTCCAGCCCCTGCAGACGGCATGGGATGCGATCTCATCGATCTGGGACGGAATCGTTACCGTCTTCAAGACCGCTTTTGCGATCATCGTCGGAATCGTCCTACTGCCAATCAAGCTCTACATAGAGGCATGGGCGGCGGTCTTCACCTGGGCGTACGAATACGCCATCAAGCCGGCGTGGGATGCTATCTGCCAGGCTTTCACCTGGGCGTACGACTCCGTCATTAAGCCTGTTCTCGATCAGATTGCCGCCGCGTGGGAGGCGCTCGCGGCGTCGGCCACGGCGGTGTTCACGGGAATCGTGACGTTCCTGCAGGGCGTGTGGGACGCGATCTCCGCTGCGGCGGAGGCAGCGTGGAGCGGAATCGTCACCGCCGTCACCTGGTACATCAATACAGTGTGGAGCATCGTCTCCACGGTGTTCACGACCATCGCGGGGGTCGTCTCCTCAATCTGGAACGGGATATCTTCGACGATTTCGGGCGTGTGGGAGTCCATCAAGACCGCAGCGAAGACGGCAGTTGATTGGGTTTACAACTCAGTCACTAATGTGTTCTCGTCGATGTCGTCGAGTGTCTCCTCGACGTTCGACGGCATGAAGTCAGCGGTCGAGAGCGTCTGGAATCAAGTCAAAACCGTTGCGGCTAAGCCGATTAATTTCATTATCGACACCGTCTACACGAATGGCCTGAAGTCGTTGGTGGAGACGGTTGCGTCGAAGATCGGTTTGTCGCTGACGTTGCCGACGGTGCCTAGGATCGCCGAGTACGCCGGCGGCGGTATCGTCCCCGGATACAGCCCAGGCCACGACACGATCCCGGCGATGCTCTCACCCGGAGAGGCTATCCTCGTCCCCGAGCTGGTCCGCCAAATCGGCCCAAGCCGCATCATCGCGGCGAATTACGCTGCGTCGAAGCGCCGCCCCGGCGGCACGCCCGGCAAGGCCCCTGCGGGCTTCTCCGGTGGCGGCATCGCTCATTTCGCGGGCGGCGGCATCGCAGGTTGGTTCGCCGATACAGCGAAGGGGGTCGCGGACTTTTTCGCAGATCCACTCGGCTCTGTCGCGCAGCTCATCACCGAGCCTGTGCGCGCACTCATGAAGGGCATCACCCCCGGAGTCATCGGCGAAATCGGCGTCGGCGGCGTTGAGTCTCTCCTCTCGGGAGTCGGTGACTTCTTCAAGAAGAAATCTGAGGAATCCTCCTCGGCCGGTCTGGTGGGTGCCGCAATGCGAGCCGTCCAGATGCAGGTCCCCTACGTGTGGGGTGGCTCTGCTATCCCGCCCGGCCTGGACTGCTCAGGCCTGGTCTACTGGGCGGCCCAGCAGCTCGGCCTGGGCTGGCCGCGCCTCACCGCTGCGGGATACCAGGCAGGGTCCACGCCAATCCCATGGTCTCAAGCAGCACCAGGCGACCTCCTCTACTGGGGAAACCCAGCCCACCATATCGCGGTCTACGCGGGCGGCGGCCAAATGATCGAGGAGCCAAAACCAGGGCTGAATGCCCGCAAGATCGGGATCTGGGGATCGCCAACCGTGGGACGCTACGGCGGCGCACGAAAGTACGACCGAGGCGGGTGGCTTCCCGAGGGTGTGACCGCTGCGGTCAATCAAACGGGGCAGCGTGAGGCGATCCTCACGGCCCGCCAGTGGGCAGACGTATCCGCGCTCGCGGCCAGTGGCGCGGGTGCTGGGCTCTCCCTAGAGGGCGCGCAGGTCAACCTGGTCCTCGATGACGGGAGCGCTTTCCGCGCCCACGTCGAGACAGTCACTGTGGGCGTGCTCGCGCGCCGCAAGCAGCTCGCAGGAAGGAGCAGATAATGACGAGAGTCAATCTCTGCGCCAATCCGTCCTTCGCTTACCAGCTGCGCGGCTGGGAGAAGATCGGGACGACATTGATCCGGGTAGCGTCGGATCCCCTGCCGTGGGGCAGTCACACCCGCCAGTCCCCCACGTATCTAGCGGCCTTCATACAGCCAGGCTTCGAGGGGGCTATCGTCGCTCCCGATAGAGTCCCGGTCACGGGCGGCCAGGTCCTAGCGGTGAGTGCGCTCGTGCGCACCAGCCCGGGCCTGGCCGTCACGGTCGCCCCAGAGTGGACGGTAGACGGTCGCACAGTCGTCGAGCAGGTGCCCGCACTCCTGGCGTCCAGCAAGAGCGGGGTCCGCCCGACGTGGGCGTTCACCGCCCCCGCAGGGGCCACGAGCGTGCGCCTGCGCTTCGAGGCTCGCACGGCCTCAGTCACAGACCGTGGCAGCCAATCGGGGTGGTTGTACCTCGACGACGTCATGATCACCACCGCCGAAGAGGTCCAAGACGCGCTCGCGAACGCCGAATCGTTTTTCGACGGAGACACCCCACAGACACGCATCGGTTACTCGACGCGCGCGATCATCCACCAGTGGGTCGGCGCTCGCGGTTCGTCGGCGTCGCGTGAGTTGGAGGGGGAGCTGGACTTCTCCTCTGAACCTGTCGCCCTCGTTGAGAGTGGGCAGGCGGCGCGGGTCCAGGTCGTGATCCCATCAGCGCTTGTACCTGCGGGGGCATCATGCCGCGTCGAGGGAATCGCTGATACGGGGTTCTCGTGGGTTCCGCGCGGAGGAGTGTGGGAAAGCGACGGCAATCAGCGAGTAATCGGCGACCAACTGGCACCGATTAACATTTTGGTCAGGTATAGGCTGACGACCTCGGCGGGAGTGGAAGTTGAGTCTACCCCCGTCGTGCGCGAGTATCGGGGGTTGTCGCTCATGACCTCAGCGACGGGGAGTATGTCTGTCGATCTGCTGTGGCAGGGAACAGACCAGAGAGAGATAAAGCCGCGGCTGACGGAGCATGAGGTGCCGGGACGCACAACCCCGCTGGTGGTGTACTCGCCAGCGATGGGCGCGGGCACGGTCTCGCTCACGGCGCGCACGAACCTGCGGGATACTCCCGCGATGAGGCTCCTCTTGGGGACGCCGACCCCGGTGGCCCTGTTCCATAATCCGGCGCATTGCGTGCAGTGCAGGCTGGGGACGTGCGACGTGGATCTGGTCACGGTCATGGCCGTGACGTCGGCGTCGATGGAGCGAGCCCCCCGGCTCGACGTGGCCGAGCGCACCTGGACGATCAAGGGCACGCTCGTTGGTCTTCCGCAGCCGCGCACGCCGCTCGCGCTGTCGACGTGGAATGACGTCGACGCCCGAGCGCTGACATGGGCCGCACTCGACAGCCGCAGGTGGAGCTGGGAAAAGTTCGACCGCACGGTATGGCAGGAGGACTCATGACGATGCCTGTCAGCCAGGCCGACCAGATCCCAGCAGATCTCCTCTCCTCTGCCTACACGGTAGCGGCCAGAGTCGAGTCCTGGCTGGGCTCGGAGTACCTGGGTGAGGTGCCCGTCGAAGACGGATCCGTATCCTGGGACGCAAGCCAGCAGGTCCAGGGATCGCTGTCCCTGTCGGTGCCCAGGGTGGGCGCGTCGGGCAATGAGGATTGGCGGGACTGGGATCCCACAGATCCGACCCATCCGCTCGCTTGTTTCGGGCAGGTGTTGCGTGTGAGCCTGACGATCGGCTCACTCATCGGCGGGGGCTGGTGGACAGTGCCACTCGGCCGCTTCCTCGTCACGTCGGTGGAGCCGGGCCCGTCGACCGTGAGGGTCACGGGCAAGAGCCTCCTCCAACGATTGGAGGAGGATCGGCTCACCGAGCCTATGGCGCCGGACCCGGCAGGCTCAATGGCGTCGGAGCTGCGCCGCCTCATCGGGGCCCGGATGGGTCTCATCATCGACCCGGCGCTCAGGGACTACCCGTGCCCATCAATGTCCTGGGGCGAGTCCAGGATTGACGCGGTGTACGAGATCGCGCGTGCTTGGCCCGCTGTCGTGCGCGAGGGTGGGGACGGCATCCTCTATCTGTCGCCGCCCACGCCTGACCCGACCTCGCGGCCGGAGCTGCGTCTCTCGGACGGGGCTGAGGGCACCGTGGTCGGTGTCGCGGCGTCGGTGAGCCGCGACAAGATTTACAACCGCGTGATAGCCCGCGGGCAGGAAAGCTCAGATGAGGGGTCGCCCTCGTTCCAGGCCGTAGCGGACCAGCTGACGGGGCCGATGCGGGTTGACGGCCCTTACGGGGTCGTCCCTCGTTTTTTCTCCTCGCCCCTCATCACGAGCGTCGCGCAGGCGAAAAGCACTGCGGAGGCCATGCTTGCCGACGCCGTCCGCAAGAAAATCAAGGTCCCCGTACAGCACGCGCCGGACCCGCGCATCCACCTGGGCGCTCACGTCGAGGTGGAAACGCAGCCCGTCGATGGAGCGCCTGTCCGCACTATGTGGGGCGTCGTCACCGCCTACGAGGTGCCCCTCACGTACAGGGGCACGCAAAAGACTGACGTGGAGGTAGTCCTATGATCGCGCGCGTCATGGATTTGGTATCTACGGCACCCGACGATCTGCCGCCACGGTATGGGTCGGACAGGTCGCCCACGGTGATCGCGCGCGTCGTGCGCCTAGTAGAGGGTGGGCGCTCCGTCGTCGTCAGCCTCTACGGCGGCCCGCCCGTGCAGGTCTCGGCGACGTCGGTCGACTGGACGGGTGCTGAGACGGCGCATGTCCTACTCGACCCTGACACTGGTAGGCCTGTCCATGCTCTCGGGCCTGCGCCGACGCCTGAGCGGCAGCTCCCAGAGTGGACTCCCACGCCCCCGTCTGCGCCCACGCAGCGGGAGGCAGTCCTCACCCCCGAGTGGGTGGGCACGTGGGATGGAGCCTCCTGGATACGCCGTGGGAATGGCGGGGCATGGCAAGGCCGGACCTCTGCCGGCCAAACCCTCCTCGGCTTGGCAACCTTCGGCCGCCAAGCCGAAGCCCTCGGCCCCATCACGATCACCGCAGCGACCCTCACCCTCCGCCCCCACCCATCAGCGGCCCCCTGGTCCGCCCAGATCGCACCGGCAACCTACACCGACGCAGGCCCCGCGCTCGCGGGAGCGACGGTGAGTGCTCCGATCCTGCTCGCTGCGGGCCGGGTGGACGTCGACGTCACGCGGATCGCGGGTCTCCTGACGTCTCCTGGGATGGGGCTTGCCCTGGTCGGGCAGGCCTACGGCGGCGTCCGGCCGGGCGGCGACAGTCTCAGCGTCCGACTCACCTACACCACGAAATGAGGAGGAAAGAATGAGTTATATCGATCAGCGGGGTCACCGTGTGCCTTCGCCTACCGACCCTGCCCAGCGCTCCGACCTGACGTCTCTGTCGCTCTCGATCCCGTCGATACGGACGGTGGTATCCGAGACTGCGGCGGCGCAGTACGTCGCTGCCCTGCAGAGCGCGGGCGTCCGGATGACTGAAACGGATCCGGCGTTCGTGTACCAGGCGGACACGGGGAATATCCGTGCCTGGAACGGGCGGGAGTGGCTGGATGTCACGGGTAAAAACTACCCGTGGGAGACGCTGCCGATGTCTCCCAACTGGGGTGTGGGCGGCGGCCACACGCCTCGCATTTGTATGAGAGGCGGCGTCGTCTATCTCTCCGGCGCTGTGATCACGGCGGGCGGGGACCACGAGGCTATCCTCACGATCCCCCAGAAATTCCGCCCGTCGCGCGAGCAGTTCATTGGAGCGACGGTGACCGCAGGAGGATCGGATTTCGATCCGACGTATGCGGAGCTGCGGATCACGTCCGCTGGCCAGCTCGCGATCAAGGACTATTCGACGGTGCGGCTCGGCCACGGGTGGATTATCCCGATCTCCGCGTCGTACGTCCCCTGGTGATCCGCCAGGGGAACCGCTGGAAAGCCCTCGAGGACCATCCTCGGGGGCTTTCCCATACAAGCAAATGAGAGGAGAGAAATGGGGACATACACCCCAGCCCACTATTACGAGGGCCGAGAAAAAGACCTTCGCCTCATCGTGATCCACACGATGGAGGCCCCCGAAGGCCCGCAGACGGCGGAGAACATCGCCGCCTATTTCGCCTCCGGCGCTGTCGTCGCGTCGGCGCATGCATGTGTCGATCAAGACAGCGTCGTCGTGTGCCTGCCGCCGTCCGATACCGCGTTTGCCGCACCCGGCGCGAATGCCGACGGCTATCAAATTGAGCACGCGGGTTACGCATCTCAGGATGGCGCAGGCTGGAACGACGCAGAGTCCAAGTCCATGCTCAAGCTCTCGGCGGCACACGCGCGTGAGATCGCGCTCGCGGCAGGGATCCCACTCAAGCACCTGACGAATGCTGAACTCGCCGCAGGCGAGGCCGGATTCGTCGGGCACAACCAAGTGTCCGACGTATACAAGCGGTCGGACCACTGGGACCCAGGGCCGGACTTCCCCTGGGACCAGTACATGGACCTCGTCAACAACGGCGAGGCCGCCACCGAAGAAACACCGATTGTCCAAGAGGAGGACACGATGCATTTCGTCCGCTCGGCCCAGACGGGCACAATTTTTGCCGTCACGCCCACCGATGTTGTGGCGATGACTAACGCCAAGCTGTGGGGAGACATTGTCAAGGCATATGGTCTGTCTAACAGCTACGAGGTGACACTCGACAACGGCGACATCGCTGCAATCGCAGCCGATGCCGCCGCTCGCCGTGCGCGGCTCGTCGCTGAGGTCGCCGCGACTGTCGGCAGCATCGACCCGGAAAAGATCGCTGGGGCGATTGACCCAGCGGCCGCCCCC